GTCATACCACCTCTGAGTCCCCTCATTAATTAAATCTTGAAATTGCTGCTCTCTATTCCTTTCTTGAATCCTTTTATGCATACGCTTAGTATACTCCATAAAAGTTTCATCCGGCTTTATAGCAACATCTGGGTTGTAATCTTTTGCACCAAAACCGTGTTGTGTCGTAAACTGAGACGAACCACTAGATGTAGTGCCCTGCTGTCCTGCATAATTAGGATCAAGTCCTGGCAATTCTTCTACTACAACATTAGCTGCGTCAGTTCCAGCGGCTGCACCTTCTTCCGCTGCCATACTGTCTGCGGCCTGCTGAAGCTGTGCTAATATATCCTTAGGTAGCCTGCTTCCAAATTGCCCTATAAGACCGTCAATATCTGCTTTTGTATAATTACCTGAAGAAAACTTTTCTAACTGCTCACCATAACCAGCCATTTTAAGTTGGCTTCCATATTTTTCTAATAATGATCCAATAATCTCATCTGCATTAGCACCACTTCCGCCACCACTTGGGTAACGCATCTCATGCATTCTCTTGGTATAGTCCATAAAAGACTCACCAGGAAGTTGAGCCATATCAGGATTGTAACTACCAGACTGAAATCCACCTGGAGTCTGCGCCCCTTGATCTCCAATAGTTGGCCAACTTACTGTTGCATCTGCATTTTGATCTGGCCTAGAAGATTCTAATCCTTGTGTTATCTGTTGTAACTTCTGCTGTTCTTCTGGAGACATACCTCCCCCTAATGCAGAAGGACCACCAGGAACATACCCCTCAGATGTAAATCCCTGCGGTCCGGGAGGAGTAAATGGTTGTAGATCTTGCGGCTGTCCACCTTGCGGTTGTTCGTCTTTCTTAAATAGATCATTAAGCCATTTTAATGCAGCGTTATCTTCTGTACCAGATTGTTGTCCCTCAACATATCCTGGAGATGTGAAGCCCTGAGCATTGGGTTGCTGTGCCTGTGATGTTCCAGTTGAACCAGCCACTTGTGGCTCTTGTGGAACTGAAGTCGCCTGAGGTAACGCAGCAGCCCCTCCTTCAACATACCCCGGAGAGGTAAAACCCTGTGGGCCAGCTTGAGAACTTCCAGTTGGGCCGGCTACTTGAGGGGTCTGCGGTACAGAAGTAGCTTGTGGTAACGCACCAGCCCCTCCTGGCACATATCCCTCAGATGTAAACCCTTGAGGCCCTGCTTGATTTGCCATATCAGCCTGCATCTGAGCTAACAACGCTTCTTCTTCTGCGTTAGTTCCGCCTAACGGTCCTTGAATGTACGATGGGTCGGCATTTACCTGGGAAGCTAGTGATTGAGCATCAGTCCACATAGGATCTCCCCCAGCTAAATTCATTGGATCATTAGGATTTCCCTGTAATCCTCTCCCGGGAGCATTAGCCATTCGTTGGCGTGCAAGATCTTCAGCAATCCTTCTTTCATCCATCCTTTCCATGGCTCGCATATTGCTCCACCATTCGGATGCTGCTTCTGCTTCTGCGGCTGCAGCTTCTTCTCTTGCTCTACCAGCCGGACCTCCTCTGGCCATATTTCTCAATGATCTGGCTCTCTGTGCAGTAGTAGTATTATTACGAACTCTTTGCTGCATGGCTTGAGCCATTATAGCACCAAGTTCTGGACCCTCTAGCGCGTCTACTCCTCTCATTTCTCTAGCCATAACTATTTACCTTTCTTTTTAAACTGCACTGGTCCCGGCATTAGCCAGGAGAATAACATTGGTAATAGGATTATTAACCCTAATGCCCATCCGCCGACTTTGACCAATTTTCCCAAAAGAGTCCAGAAATTATCTGGAGCCTCCTGAACAAATGTCTCTGCTTGAACCTCTACTGGTTCACCTTCAACTGATTTCTCCGCAGTCAGGGCAGAGGCAACTGCAGCCGTTGTCCCCCCGACTGCTGCTGGTACAAGAACACCCGGCACAAGCGCACTCGTAACACCCACAGCTGCGCTCGTCGCCGCTCCAGTCATCAGGCCCGACTTGATCTTCCCCAAGCTGCATCCTCCGATACTCAGTGTAGAGACCAGTATCAGTCCCCAAAGAATCCGCCGATTACGATGATGAGAATTACTACTCCCCATATCCACGGCTTTGACCTTACTTCGTCCCATAACTTTTTCAATACTTCCATTAGTTGTCTCCATTAGTCTAATTTATACAGTTTTCCCAAAGGTGTATCCTTTAGGTACAACAAAAGACGAGCCGCACCCACATTGTCCTTTATCAGGAACACTAACAATGAAGTTGGGCATAAAATTTGATAGGTCATAATTGACTATGCCACCGTCTATAAACGAGGTAGTAGCCTTATCTACCACAAATTTACCATGGGCTAGATCCCATATCATTTCGCCCTGTTCTGGTTCATGGTGTGGTTCTGTTTTCCATTCAGCTATCAATCCACCACACCCTCCTCCTCGGAGTTCGTATCTTACTACTGTATCTTCCTTTTTCTTAAGTATAGAGTTCATTTGATTTATTGCATCTTGCGTAACTGTAATCAATATCCTGCTCCTCCACAACCGCCGCACATACCTGTTCCGACATTACCCTTAAAAACATCAATAAAGACAAAACTAGGTGACATTCCTGAAGTATCGTAATCTATTGTAGCTTCATCCATGAACTGGTAAGCTACTGGATCTATTATAAGATATGGTGCTATCTGTACATCTAGTTCTGACTTTTGGTCTGCGAAAGTAAGACTATGAGACATACCAGAACATCCAGTACCGTGAACAAACGGCCTGATCGCTTCCATGTTATTCTCCACACACAGAGATTTAATCTTATTTGTTGCTGCTTCTGTTACAGTTATTGTCATTCAATTTCTGATTTAGCCTCTGCGTGTCCATATTCACCAAGTCCAAGATACATAAGAATATCTAATTCCATTTGTTACTGGATCAACTTTATGGGGATATAAAAAATTTGAAGGAAAGATAATTAAATCTCCAGTCTTCATATCTATTTTTTTATCCTCACATATAACAAATTCTCCCCCTTCATAATTATCGTTTAAAGTTCCTATGATAGAAAGAGTTGGAATTCCTTTCCTTTTACCGTCAAATAAAGATTCAATGCCATCATAATGATTTGACATTGTTTGACCTACGGAGTATTTAATAAATTTTATAGACGAATATCCCGTCCAAGAATTAAACCATTCTAATTCTAATCTGTTTATATATTCTTTTAGAGTGTCGCGTAACTTTTTTATTATTATATTATTGATAGAAAAGATTTCGTCATTAAAATCCTCTATTGTTTCTGGCTCCATTTCTTTAGATTCATGGTAATGCTTATCGGTATGAGCCCTATACCATTCATGCTTTACCCACTTTTTTTTCTCAAGATTGATTATAATATCTGTACAAAAGTTATCATTTAGAAAATTATTTTTATATAAAATATAATGTTCTAAATCCTTATTCAAGGCCTGTTCTCCTAGATTCTAGTTGTGCCTCTCTTACTGCCATATAAACTTTATGATTGTATACATATGTAGGTAATTGCCCTTTAAAAACGAACGGATTCCTGCAGTATGTTTTCTTAAAATGAAGATAAATAATTTTTTGTAACTTCGTCATTTATCATCTTTCTTTTAACCTATCATTTAAATCAGAAATATGTGCAGATACGACGTCAGTTAATATAAAAGGAAATAATCCATGTATTAAAGAGACAACAGCAAGGAATAAAAACCCAACAAAAAGGCGTACAGTAAAAACGAAATGAACAAAATAACTCTCCTTAATTATTTTCAAGTGGCCAAATTTCATTTGAAAATATACCATAACAGGCCAGTTAACGCAGCAATATCTACACAGATAGACCAGCATAGATAGGCCTTAAGAGCGTACCTCTTCCATTCAGCGGGCCTTCTGATATACTGGGCTGGGTAAAACCATTGCATCTAACTTCTCCTCTAATCTGACGAGGTGATCCATGATCTCCCCGAACTGATCATCTGTCCTCGCAACCACTCTCTCTAATCTTTTCTCAACACTATCTAATTGAAAAGTCTGTATTGCAACGCTCTCTCTTAAATCATATATAAACGTGAACCCACCAATAACTAAGCCTACAGTAGTCACTATGTGGCCTATAGATAGACTCTTATTAATTTGGGTTCCATTGCTCATAGCTCTAGTTTCTCCGACTCATCTCCAGGATGTATTATGTCCCACTGGGAACCGCCTGTAATAGCGCAGACTATTACTGAGTCTTCACCTGCCTGATGGAAACTTAGAAATGTCCAAGAAGGTTTTGTAGGATTAAACATAATAGCTGCAAAGGATGGTTCATCCTTCCTGTCAATCCAACCTTTTCCAATGGGGTACTCGCCTAGAATATCCTCATGGTATTCAATTGCTTCCTCAATATTATCCCAACACACTGCTTTTATTGGGAACTCTGTTGGAAACATTCTAGCCGATCCAACTAATGGAATAGCCAGAAGTAAGAGCAGCAATAATTTTTTCATATCGTTATCCGGTAGAAAACTTTTTAGGTTTTTTTATACCGGCAGGTTTTTTAACTTGCTTCTTTCTTGGTTTAATAGAAGACGATCCAACAGCAGGCTTCATTGGAGAATATTTAAATGCCATTATCCCTTCCTCGCTTTTCCAACCCTACCTGATGTGGGATATGGATCTTTAGTTTTACGAGCCCTGGTTTGCATACCTTTACCACCAGTAGACTTTATTTGTTTAAACTGCTTCTTGCCTTTTGCCATTTCGTTTCCTATGTATTGGTGGAGGTGGCGTGGAATTGAACCCGCGTCCGGTAAGAGAATTAACTTTACTCACCGTCGAACCGTTCACCCCCAGTTACTTGTAATTAAAATGTGAATGGGTTCCTTTCGCATAATGTAATCCAAAAGATGGTCCCCATTTCTTTAAGTCGTCCTCCATCTTTTTTGAAAGAAGCTTAAATCGAACATCAAACGCGTTTCCTTCTGGATGACTTCCGCCTTCTAGTCCACCAACTGCAGTATTATGATCTTCATTTCTATAAGCGCTCGATAACTTAAAATTGAACCCATACTTATCAAAAAACTTCCTTTGCAATTTAAGGTATGCTTCTCTGGGCTTTTCTTGAAGTAATGCATAATCTCCATATGGTGGCTTCTTCCCATCAGGCATCTTTTTTATTGTTGTGTCTTCTAAATTATAAGTATCTCCTGTTGGATACAACTCATGACCAGATGCTGTTGTCTTTACACCCCACCATGGAGTGTCCAATTCTGGTAGATAAGCATCCTTTGGGGTTGGACCATACCTTTGACTTACTCCAAAGTAATCACTAAATTCATCTATGGGCGAATATTTCCACGGAAAATCAGGACTGTGGGCGCCAGAACCTGTTATCCATGATAACTGATCCGGTAATGGAGTTACTTTTGCCTGCCCCTCGTTGACCTCCACTAATTCTGGCCCATTCTCACCAACTACAGCCATACCAGGATCACCCCTAGTTCCATTTATTAGTCCACCATTGGCCATTTTACGCACAGCGCCTGGGGTTTCCCACTCTATAGTCTCAACAACATCACCATCCCTACGCATTTTCTCGTCCCATACTTTTGGATCGATAGAGGCTACCGGATCTCTCCAATAAGGAATGTCAATAGTTGGCCAATCTTTTTTATCTGGCTCCCTAAGAATTCCCTGAAAGTTTAGAAATTTTCTAAACATAGAATTTGCATCACCATAAGTAAATCCAGTATCTATTCCAGCTTTCGTAAATACATTATCTAAGAAAGAGTGAATTTCTTCATTACTTATATCCTTGAACTCTGACTTATATTTTTTTCTTATGTCCCCTAAATCCATATCAGGAGTTATACCAGCCATATTAAGGCCTTCCGCTAGTAGTCTATTTTCCTGTAAGTCATCAAGTTTCTCAGGATAACGTTCATCCCTCTGAAAATCCCATCCAAACTTATCTCTCCAGTACGGGGAATCCAATCCAAACATGGAGGCTGTATACTGGTCGGCCATTAGTGTAGACTCTTATCCACATCAGTCCTAAAATCATCTGATATCTTACTAAGAATAGAATCAACATCAACAGACTTCTTAACTTCGATCTTGTGCTCCTTAACCTCCTTAATATCCTTTTCCTGCTTAGAATATGCAGAACGGTAGTTAAACTTATTAACCATCATAAAAGAATATAGGGCAGTATTGAAGTTTTTATTTTCTATATTCTCCCTTCCCATCTGTACCCAGTAAGACTCAGAGGCTTCAAGGCCTTTCTCTGCATGTTCCTGGAAATCTCTCTTTCTGG